AAATTTGTTGAACTTCTTTTGTGGTCATGCCATCATAGAATTGTATGTTGGCATTAATTTCTATTTGTGATGAAGACACACCTGCTAATCCTTCACAGGCTTCCTCCACAACAAAATGAATTTTGTCTATGTCAAGTGGTTCTAGTCTACCATCTCTCTTTGTGATTTTTATTGCAGATTTATTTGTGATTATTTCTTTATTAGGTGTATTCAATTCCATTATATTCAATTCTATTTTTATTCTATCTATTGTGTGTATTTAAGCAATTTTTATATAAGTTGAGTATATTGCTGAATGCATGTTTTGTCAAATGTTTTTTCATCAAATATATCCACATTGTTAACATCCAAAAATTTATTTTGGCACTGTATTACGAAGTAAAACTTAAGGTTGTTTTTGTTTTGTTGCTTGTTAATAACATTAATTATCGAAATTTTTTTTTTATTAAAACACTCTGTTAATTTTAAAGTGTATGCAATGCCCAGTACTGTGTCAAAAAAAGAATAATTATTTTTTTCTAACAGTTGCCATGGTGTTGGCCAGGTATCTTTTTTATAATAGTCTGTGTTGGTCTTTGTCTGAGGACAACTTTTATAAACATTTACCACGTTTTTTAAAAAAGTTTCAGAGTTTTCAGCAGTGGCTCGCAGATCTCTCCATGCAATTACTCTGTTTTCATAACTGCTTTGAAATAATTTTTGATTAAAAGGTTGATCTGATTGATAAATTGAGTGTACCCAAGTCATTTAATAGTGAGTATTCTGCTAGTATGAATAATGTGTTGTTGTTTGCTTCGCCTAATTGTGCTGTAAAAATAGGATTGTGTGGATCAATTTGTGTGCCACTGTATCTGAATTCGTCATCAATAGACACTGTGTCATTTTGTTTATCAACGTTAATGCTTAAAGAGCCTGTTCTTTCATTATCATAATCTCTGCTTTTGAACACATAAGATATTTCTATATTTTTTGAAACATCAGATGGTAATCTAAAAATTGTTTGAGCTGTTTGCGTGTATGGTACTTCTACTTGTAATGTTTGATTGAACTCTCCAGAATGATGTCCTGTGATTTCTGGAACATATTGGAAACCCACAGCATATGAAGAATTCACTGCCATTGGATGTGTTCTTGCAAAAAAGTCTCCTTCACTTTTGTTGCCCACAGATTTAAAATCAATCACAGCAAAAGTAGGAGTTGGTGATTCTATGACTCCAACACCACCATCAGTGCCGCCATCATTTCCTACACTAACGTAACTGTTTTTCGAACTGGTATTTTGTTCACCGTTAAAAATAATCATTCCGTTTTTGTCTATGTCTGTAAATTTGTTAGAAATAAAGTTGTTGCCTTTAGGACCATTTGTTAATCCTGATTGCGGAGATTGGCTTGTGTCTTCGCCTAACGAAATTCCATATCCGCACATGTCAATTGTGCCATTTGAAAACACATTGTCTATCATCAAAGATGTATACAGACTTTTTACAGCATATGAAAAACCTTCAATTCTTATTCTGTTGAATATATTTTTTGCACAGTTGGCTATAGGTGCATTAGTGGATTGACTGACTAAACTTATTCCAATATTATTGTCGTCGATCGATGCACCACTGACCCAATCAGATTTAATCTTAATGTCTTTGAATTCACTGTTGGAACAATCTGTCAAAAGTAAACCTATGTTTGCTCCTGATGTTTCCAAAGTCATTCCTTCAAGTCTGATTTCTCTTGCTTGATTAAGAGTGGTTGTTTGTGTTTGATCTCCATCACTGGATGTTGTTCTTAAATCATTCACAGTTTCAAAAATAGGATTATTTGACGTTTGAATGAACACTGTTTTGTCACTGCCTTCACCCACAACGTTTGTGTGGGGAGGTATTTTAATACTGTTGGATAATCTATATTCGCCTGCAGGCACTTTAAGTATTACTCTTGAAACAGGTGAAGATTTATTTGTGTTAGCAAATAATTCATCTATTGCTTTTTGAATTTTTACTGTTTGGTCTGTGTTGTCACCTTTTGCTCCGAATGAACGCACAGTTACAGATTCATCTAATCTTTCTTGTAGAGTTCTAGTGATTTCAGGATCACCTGTTGATGGTTCAGCAACATCTTTCTTATATTGATATTGATCAGCAAGGTCAAATAGATTGCTTTTGGTTGATAGTAATTCAGTGTTTCCAACTGCTGGAGCACCTTCTGAAACAGCACCGTTACCAACATATAATTTTTGTGTGTCTACTGCCCAAGCAAGTTCTCCACCTGCTAGTTGAGGCAAACCGTCCACACTCTCTTTACCTCTTCTGATCTGTATTCTTGATATTGATACTATTGCCATTTAAACTCCTTGCAGAGTATTTATCTGGTGATTGATTTTTAATATGTGTCCAATTAAACTGCGTGTTTAAGGTAGTATTCTTCCACTCTATTCCACCATGCTTTTTTGTATTTGTCGTAATCATTGGGTGAAATATCAAACTGCTGATATTGAAATTCTCTACTGCACATCAACACATGCCCTGATTTTATGTTTGTGCCATACACTTCGTTGTGAGCTTCTGCATACGCAACCAACTGTAAAAAATAATCTTCTATGTACTCTTTCTTTTTGGGTTTGTTGGTTTGTTTAAAGTCCATGATTGCTGGCTCACCGTTCATTGTGCCTATAAGGTCAGTGGTGCCTGCATAAATTCTGGGATGATAAAGATTAATTTCTGAACCCCATATTTCGTCTACAAATTTTAAACCTTTCTCTTTAACAATCTTAGCCATTTTTGATGCTTGTTGACTGTAAGGGTTTGATCCTGGATCTTTCCATTCTCCAGTAACAATGTAATCTTCTAAAAATTTGTGCATTCTTGTACCAATACCACTGGCTTCTTTAGTAATCATTGCGGCAGTTTTTTCACCTACTCTTTTACGCCATTCTTTTAAAAATGTTTTGTCTTTGGTACTGTCTAATATTGTGGTTACACTGGCAACTGCATTGCCGTCTGGACATGTGTACATTCTTCTACCATTCACGTTAGCACGTGATATTTCTTTGTAATCAAATTTTTTTTGGATTAGTGTCATGAGAATAGTGTTTGAAATATTTCTTTTTTAATTTAATAATACAACGAAAAATTAAAGTTGTCAATTACTTTCTTTTGGCAGTGGCACGTTTTGCCATTTTCTCTACACTATCGGAAGATTTCTTAGCATCTACAGGTTCTGCATCAGAGTCTGCTTTGGTTTTAAGATGCACTGTGGTAGAGTCGAACTTTTTAACAAGATTTTTGAATTCTGGATTGCTATCATAGTATTGCTTGAAAGCATCATAACTGATGTTGGAGCCTCCAACGTTGCTTAACAATTTGCTCAAAGCCTGATAGTTAAGTATTGCAGGTTGAGAATTTGTGTCTGCTGTTGATATTAAATTTCTAAATATCTGAATTATTTTTGTGTCGGAGGCTTCCGAAATTAAGCCTTTTTTTTTGAGCTAGATAAAACTTCTGCTAATCTTCTTGACAGTCTTGCTATAGATTCTCTTTTGCCTCTATCTGCTGGTTCTTCACCGCCTGTTGCAGGTTCACTTGCTGAGAAGTCGTCTGCTTGATCTGGCATGTCGTCATCACTTGCTGGTTCTTCTGCTGGTACCTCAGGTTCAGCACCCATCTGTGTTGGTGCTTGTTCGCCTGTTACAATGGCTACGCCACCGGTTAGTGAATCTCTAGTTGTTTCTAGTGTTGAGTATAAACTCTCTAGTGCTGGTTTAATTTGATTTTCAAATGCCTCTGATTTGTCAGAACCTAATTCGTCTCTAATTGCATCTGTTAATTCTAACATGCCTTCTGACATCATGCTGGCTGTGTCTTCCATCCAACCTGTTATTTTATCAACCATGTCTTTAGACGCCATTACTAATTGTGCTTGGTCTTCTGCACCTTCTTTAACTTCTTTTTTCTTTTTGTCTTGCATTGCTTTCTTCATTGGCTCTTTTTTATCGCCATCTTTGTCCATATCTAAAAAGTCTGGTTTTGCTTTTTCATTCATTGTAGATGCTAATAAATCTTCTGCATCTTTAAGTGTGAAATTTTTATCACCAACTTTAAACTTATCGCCTGGTTTCATGCCAGCCGCTTTGGCTTTTGCAACTGCTTGAGCAAATGCATTGCCTTCCATTGGTCCGTCTTGCATTGCCAATTGACGTTGCATAGCCGTTAAACCTTTTTTAGCAAGATCATCTATAATTCTTTTTATTTCTGATTGTGCATATGAATCATCTTCCATGTCATAAAGTTTTTGTAAATCTGCTTTTGCTTCCTCATCACTTGATGCATTGGTTATGATATTTTCTGCATCGCCTAGTGCAATATCAAAAGCATTGCCACCTTCATTGGTTTTTCTTTCTTCCAATGCTCTGTCTAGCAAGTCTAATAACATTCTTTGTTTTTGATAATCTTCTGAGTCACTCAATTTGTCAAAACTGATAGCATTTTGTATTTGGCTCAGTTTGCCCAAAACTTTTTCTTTGGTATTTTCTAATTGTTCTGTAGTAAATGAGTTAAGATTGACTTTTTCCCCAAATATCTGTGCAAACTTTTCGTTCACTGTATCTGCTGTAATCTGTGCGTTTAATTGATCAAGTTTCATAATTTTTTTTAGTTACGTTTTTATTTATCAAACACAATGTCTAACAGTGCCTGCTTGATTGTATTTAAATCTTCCCAAGCAATTTGATATCTAATTGTGGCTGTTTGTTTATACTCTTCTTCATCACTGTTCTCTAATATACGTTTATAATTGAGGCATTCTAGGTACTTTTCTTGCAGTTTACGGTCCATTCTTAAAATGTATTGGGTATTGCCATCACCTTTGGTGTTGCTCACAGCACATGCAACAGCACCTGTTTTACTGAAGAAAGTGCCTATCTGTTTATTGTAACGCAAATCAATCACTAGATGATTGTGCTTGTTGGTTCGTATTACTGTGTGTTTGATTCTCACACTGTTGCCTTTTTGAATAGGCACACAATACTTTTGTACAGACTTATCTATTAGTTCAGCAAGTTTCTCGCTTAATTTTTTCTGGGTCATTGACTACCAACATTATGGAGTCTTTCATTTGAATTTTGGTCAGTAAACCTTTTCTAATAAGAGACTCTGCAACAAATTTTTCTCTCTCTGCCAGCATGGATATTGCCATAGGTTTATCCATTTTTCTCAACAGATCCACTTCCTCATTGGAAGTATAGATATAAAATTTATCTATCAGTTGATTTATCTTCACTAGTTTTGGCTCCTCACTCTACGCATGATATTGGTCACCACTGGTTCAAGGTCTTGTTTGTTAATTGTGGTTGTGGTAGGCTCTCCAGGTTTTGGTCTTGGATTCTTTAGTGTGACTGTTTTGTTGTCCACTTTATCTATTTCAAAATCTTGTTCTCTGTTAGGACTAACAGGCATGGGAATCTTAGCACCTTTTTTCAACAGTTGTTGGCTGAGTTGTTTGTCCATTCTTTGTCCTACTGATTTTGTACCTGCGGACTTGATTGTGCCACTGGGTAAGGAATTGGGTGGAACTGGCTTGCCAGATTTCAATCTGTTGGCTCCTATCTTTTGCAACATTTGTTTTAGATAAGGCGATTCAATTATTTCTTTGTATCTCATATTATTTTCTAATTGGCTTTCTTTTGGCGTACCCGGCTGATCTACCTGGTTTAGCAATTTTAATTCTTTTCATAGATGTGGGTTTGTTCAAAGCACCAATACGTCTTGACTGTGTTGCTCTTTTGGTTCTTGCTGTTTTAACTCTTATGGTAGAACCTCTTCTTGCTTTTGCTTTTTTAAGAGCAAATACTGAACTGGCTTTTTTAGGTTGTGTACACACACTGGGTTTTGAAACAATTCTGTTTTTTCTTGCACCCGATGTGCATCTGTACTTTCGCACCATCTTGCCGCCAGAACGACTCCATATCTGTACAACGCCTTCAGTCTGAACTACTTCTTTTATAAGCATAGCAGTATTTAGTAAGTTTGGGGGATTGGATTTTTATCCAGGGAATTTTAACAACAGCACAACAATGGTGCTTAACAGTCCAGCAACTATCGTGCCTGTGGCACCAATGATCACTTTGACCATGCTTTTGTTGCCATGTTGAATATCAGTGTGGATATCTTCCACCTTTTCCTCAATTTTGTCCAAACGAGTCTCAAGGTTCTTATATCTTTGTTCACACAAATCAACGTGTGCTTCTAGGTTTTGTTTTTCTAATTCGGTCGCCATTTTTCTCCTCGCTTCCAATTTGTTTTTTCTCTGTGGAAGAGGCCTTTGTTAGCCTAGTGTGTTTGTGTTTTTTAAGCGCCTAAAATATTTTTTAACAAAGTTATTTATATTATATTATTTCTAATTATCAGAAGAGTTAATGAAAAGGATATTGCAGGTTTCATCATTCTTGGTGCTGAACATGTCGGAATGCTGATCTATACTTTCATCCAACTGATTGATCATGGGCACCATGTCAAAATCCTCCATCAGCATCTCTTTGGTCACAGCATCTGGTCTGTCAGGTGTTGCTGTTACAGTCCATATCTTTTGTTTTCCTACATACTGTTTGCCAAACATGTATTGATCCACAATGTCTTCTGACACAGACACATTTGAAAATTCCATGTTGGTTCTCAGCATGGCACAGTTTTGAAAAGTCATCCAATTGCTCTGTTGGTCCACTTGTAAACTATCATTCTGCTTGCCACGATTCTTTCCCGTTTGGGTTATGTCTATTAATGTGTGTATTTTGTAACTCATATGTCTATTCTCTTGACTGTGTTACTTATAGTCACAAAAAAAGGATGCTCAATTTCTTGAACACCCTTTTTAAGATATTTTTTACTGTAGATTATACGTTGTCTAAAGTTATTACTGCTGTAACATCTACGTTAGCAAAGTATTCTTCAGCAGTTGTACTTGGAGTACCTGTTCCTTGTACTGCTACTGTGATAGCCGCATCACCTACTGCACCTTTGATACCTACTACTGTGAAAGCATCTGATTGTGCGTTCCCATTTGCAAGTGAATTACCTGCCGCGATTCCTTGTACGAAACCATCGATAGTTGCTTGTGTGTGATTACCACTGTCGTTTAGGTCAACTGTTAAAATGTGCGTTTTGCCATTTAAGCCGTTACCTGCTTGAGCTTTTGCGTTATTTGTTAGACTTGGCATTTTATTTCTCCTATTTTCTCGTTAATGCCGATTCACACTCTGTGAACCGTTAGTTGCATTTATTTATAATTTTTTGTGTGAAATGTCCTTGATTATGCTAGAAAATGGATCTTTGAACCCGCCTATTTGAAAATGTAATCTTTCATTCAGATTATCTAATACACCATGTTTTGTACTAGTATCAATTAGAGTAGGCCCTTCATACAAGTAAGTGTCTAATATATTATCGTTGTCATCATACCAAACTACAGGAGTGTCTACTCCCCTTAAAGGAATGATAAATGCCGCAGTGCGTTTATCACTGTGTGGTGATAATGAGCCTTGTATTCTAAAGTATTGTGCAAATTCGTATAAGTCATCAATTTTCCTTTTTAGAATAATTGATAAATCATTGAAAAAATTCAAGGACGTCAAATCTTCAGGTATGTCTTTGAAATATACACTTGTGATATTGTGTTCTTTCTTATAAGGAAAATAATTGCCTTTGTTGTCTGTGAAGCCATCTTTTGCAAGATGCAGGTATTTGTCCGCGATGTCTAATAACTGTTGCTTGTTGTATTGTAAACCAATTTTATGATAATATTGCATGAAATTATTTATGAGGTTTACAACAGTCGCAAAAAAAGGGCGTTTAATCTTCAAACGCCCTGATTTATAAGATTATTGATTATTAACTATTATGCAAAAGTTAATTGATCAGCCGCCGCAACAACTGTGTCAGTACCAACACCATCAATCGCTTCTAATTGCGCCGCAATAGAATCTGCTGTGTGTTGAGAACCGTCCACGATAATTGCAAGTGTTCCTGCAGTTCCTGTTGGTGCAAAGTAGGCAATCGCGTTCACTGACTTCACAGCCAATTCAACGATTTGATCTGCTTCACCTGCCGCATCACCGTCAGCCGCTTGTAGGTTTACTGCTGAGTTTGAAGCATCTGAAGTTGAACGAATTGTTGCAACATAGAAACCAAGGTTTGCATTTTGAAAAACAGTTCCTGTGACAAATTTGTTCAAGAAACCATTTACTTTTGTTATACTAGGCATATTATTTCTCCTTTTTTCTCGTTAATGCCCTAATCCACGCTCAGTGGATGAGGTTGTATATATTTATAGATTTTGGTAATAATTTAAGTAGAGTGTTTACTTTTTGTTCTTTTTGGCACGTTCTGCCAATGCTCGTAGCATACTGACGTAGGCAGGTCCTCCTGACACTATGTCATGCAACATCTTGATTGCTGGTAGATATGCTTGAACTATTGTGCTGGGAATTGATTTGTTACTGAGTGCAAGGTCCACAAATCGTTTAACCTGCACAATGTTTTTTGATCCTACCAAGTATCTGTACAGTGATAATTCTTTACCTTGCACATTGATATCTGGTATGGAGATTTTAGGTTCTGAGTCGCTGACTCTGCCTGTTTCTAAATTTTTATCAGCCACCAGTTTTTCAAGATCATCTATGATATCTGAACTTCGCAATTTGGCTCTTGCCGCATGCACTAATTTGGTTACAGTGTCTTGTCTATCAATCTGTGTTGCACTGTCATAGTCCATCAATGTTCTGCGAATAGATTTATACACTGTGTTTCTGATGTTCAATGCTGATTCTATATTGATATACAATTGAGTGTTTGATACTGTGGCACTGCCCATACTGATTCTGGTGATGTGTCTGTTCACTGCCATCATTGGTAAAGTGGTTCTTTTTCTCAGTGCAGATGCAGAAGTAGGATCTTTTAATTTGTTGATTGCTTCTTGATCTCCTGTAACAAAATAGATAAAATTATAAAGATCAGTAGCACTCATTCTAAATCTTTTGTAGTTGGTAAAACCCACTGTGCGTTTGGCATATGATCTTGCCATTGGTTTATGACGAGCATATTTGTTCATCAATTCCAATACCAACATGGAAAGATACAATCTTTCGCAACAGTCTGTATATGTCAAGACTTTTTGATCCTGAGTGTTGCGAGTCATTCTCGCTTCGTATAATGATTCTATAAACTCCATGCGAAGTATACTGAGTGTTTAGTAGATGCCTGGCTCTGCTGGTTGACTGTCTTTTTGCAAATACATGTTCTTAAACAATGCAACCATATCATCTGTTTCTAAAAATTTAGATAATGTTTCACTTTTCTGAAGTGCTTTGATGAACTCTGATCTGATCATTGGTTTGATCTGTGAACTGGTCATCAGTTTTCTTAACATATCTGCCTGCCTTGCAGTCACTTTATGTTTTTTACCATCATCTGTGGTCACTGTGTCTAATGGATTTGGATTGCCTTGACTGTCTAGAATTTTTCCAAATTGATTGAACATTGGCTCCTGTTTGAAATCTTTGTCCATTCCTGCATTTGGATCATCTGCTGGGTCAATATCTCTAAATTCTTTTATAAACTCTTTTGCTTTCATTGTGTTCTCCTTATCTATTTATCGCTCTGTTGGCTCTAGTGAAGCCAGAACGTTTTACTAGTTTTACTGCACCAGGTCCTGTGCCTGCCACATATCCTTCGCCGCCTTTTTGTCCATCTATAGTTGCCACAATGTCTGATCCTGCGGCATCCAGTTGATCCACCATCATGTCCTTGGTTTCCATCACTGTTGCAATGGTTCTAAACACAGCATCAAATCCTGATTTGTGCTGTTGAATGTATTGAACAATTCTTTGTTTTTTTGGCACACTGACTGTGCTAGACTCTAACCAGTTTCCAAAATCAGCACCTAGGTTATCTAAACCTGTGTCAACTTTGCTGTTCACATAGGTGTACAAGATATTTGGTAAATCAGTTATTTTTAACTCTTGAAGTTTGCCTCTGTTTAGAAATAAATCAATGGCTCCTGCGTTTTTAACCACTTCACTCTTGGCAGATTTTAATATGGACAAGTCCACATTGCCTGGATGTGTTTTTGCAGTTGGAGGCAATACCAATAATTCGTCTCCCACAAACATATTGATATCTTCAAGTGGCGATACACTGCCTTGCTCATTGATAGTGTGATGCAAAACAACTCCCACTTTGCTCATTGCAATTTTTTTTCCTATGTCACTGTTGGCATCTATGCTGTATTCAACCACGTTGGGTTTGAACACAAATCTGTTGCCTTGTTTTTTAGGCTGTTGAAAATACAACATGTCTCCAACAAAATATCCTTCATAATCTTTTGGCATAGATTTTTCTATTACAGGAAATGCTTGTTTCATTTTCATACTGTACTGTGCATATGATTTTTTCTTTGCTGGATCTTTTGCTCTGCTCATAATCATACTTTCTAAATCATCTGGATTGGTCGTTCTTCCATCATAATTTTTTGCATTGAATCCTGCTTTATCTGTGAAAATAAATTCATTGTTTGGTGTCAGACCAAACACAACTGCAGGTGAGCCATCCCATTTAATTGTTACTCCTTGTTTGCCTGTGGCAATTTTTTGCAACATCTCAATGGCTTCAAGAGCACCTTGGTGTCCTTTGAACAATATCAAATCTTCTGCATGTTGTATTCTTGCAGATTCAAACACTGTTTTACACTTGCCTGATTGTTTTTTAAACTCGACTAGTTTCATTCTGGCAACCTGTCCATTAAGTTTCTAAACCACACAGGTGTTCCAGCAATTTTGTGTTCTGGTAATGTTTTTCCAATTTTTTCAAAACTGTCTCTTGCATCTTGAATCAATTGTTCATAATCTGTTCTGTTCTTAATTTTTGCATGTATAGTTTCAACTGTGGCTAAATCTTTTGCAGTGGCTCCTTTGCCCAACAACAGTTCTGCTATCTTGTCCGGATCTTTAGATAACACTTGTTCAGTTTTTCTATCAATCAAACCAGATTTAAAACTCCATTTAAGTCCTTGGGGTTTAGCAATCGATGCCAACATCACATGTCTATCTGCACCTTTAAAATTACTGCCCACAGTGCCACTCAAACTGAATTTCATCCAATCAGGGTCACCAAACATAAAGTCTGTTTGCACATGTCCGTTCTTTTCGTTGCCTTGTATTGGTGTTTTGAAATGCACACTGACTCCGCTTTTTTTGATGTAATCAGCAGGATTCATATTCTTTGAATTCAACCAACCAGTCAGTTTAGCAATTAATTGTTCTTTGTTGATTTTTGTTTGATCCACAGCAAGATCTAAATCTCCTGATGTAGGTGCAAGTCCAGTAGTTCCTAATTTGTTGTCGGTGAGCTCTAATCCTGTAATCTGTTCCAACCATTGAACTGTGGGTTCAACATCGACCCTGTTGATTCTTGCAGTGGCTGGCTGACCTTCTGCATTTTTGAAAATATTGCCGCCCTCATTAACTATTGTTTTTGTCATCTAAAACTTTTTTAATTCCAACTTTGAATTTTTTTGAATCACCATTACGTATGCTGTTTATAAATCTTCTTTCCAATTCAATAGCAGTTTCCTCTGGATAGTGATTTTGTATCACATTGAGAAGATTTACTGCACTCTCAATCAGACTACTGCCAGTGGTTTCAAGGAAATGTTCGGTATTTCTGCTCTCCGAAATACGGTTCAGTTCATCCAAAATTGATCGTGTTTTCTTCTTCATAAACAACTCTTTCCATTATTTACCGTATATACCATAGATTTGGTCAAGGATAAAGCACATGTGAACAGTATAACACACCTGCCACAAGTTGTCAACGAACATTTTGAATGCAAAAACACACATAAATACCTACATAATGAACTTTTTACAATTTGTATCAGAAGTAGGATTTCCCATAGCAGGTGCTGTGGCATCAGGTGTATTCATATTCATCATTTTAAAATTCATATTGGCAACTGTGACAGGTTCTGTGAATGGTCTTAAAAACATCATACAGGCACTGGACAACAGAGTACAGACCATGAACAATGATCTGGTTAAGATAGATGCCTTGCTGTCACACGTGACAGGAGTTAAACCTAATGTGGATAGACTTGCCGCCAACGAAGGCAAAGAAGATGCGAGGAAAGACTAGATGATCACCATAGAACTTGCCAATGCGATAAAAGAATTTGGATTCCCAATTGTAGCCGCATTTGGTTTGGGCTATTTTGTTTATTATGTTTGGACTTGGGTAACCAAAGAAATCAAACCTGTGTTGGGTGAAGCCAACACCACTCTTATCGCACTGATTGACAGAGTGAGAATGTTGGACAACGACATGATACGTTTAACTCAAAAGTTAAACATGATTCTTGAGCAAAAAGAAAAAGAAGACAAAAAATCCAAAAAGAAATAATTTACAAACAGTAAATTTTGTAAATTTAAATTTACAACCCATCAACACGATTTACACCGCAGACATTGATTTTACACGAAATTTCGTATAAGTTTACTATAAGTAAATTTACAAGTATTATTTTACAAAAGGAGAATA